TCTTGCAAGACTATTTGCGTATTGTTGTGCGCTTACTATAGGATTATTTGGGCCTAATTGTTGTAATAATTGCTCTTGTTTACTAATTACTTGTGACAAAATAGCCATTTTTTCTTCATCACTAGATTTAGATAGGGCAACATTAACAATTACATCTTTATTTGAATCCCAATACCTTGGATCTATCGGTATAAACTTGCCATTTAATCTAAAAATTTCTTCACCCTCTTGGTGTTTTATAAGTAAATTGTTTACTAGCTTAAATAAATGTTTTAATCCGCTTTCAGCAAAGTGCCGGCATATTAGTTCTACTCTTCCTTGTGCCGCTGACATAGTGGCTGAAACCGCAGATTTGGTAGAAGATTGTAAAGCATCTGCATTTAATCCGGCAGAAGCTTTTGAAACTCCTGTTCTGTTTTCTTTAGCTTCATCTAAATATCCTAAAACGGGAAAAGCTTCTTTTCCTACGAACGGGATCGAGAATGGTTGCACCATTCCGGGCGCTCTCATTCTGATTGGTTGACCAATATCAGTATTTAAAACATCATCAACATTTACTTGGCCCTCAACAATCCCCATGCGTGGAAAAATAGAATGGCCCAGCGAATCAAGGGTATCTCTGACAATTTGCGACTTGGCCGCTTGTATAGGTTTTAAATAATCCGCTGGACATGATCCTATTGCTGTGTGTGGTTCGGGATCGGGACAAAACATAACGATTGGTAAGTTATCCCATTGTTCAATATTAATAATGTTTAAGGCATCTCCTACTGTGCAAACTCTAATGCGTTCTGCTATGCCGTCACAATCTAGGTCGTAAAATAAATAGTGTTCAATATATAGTAGTTCGTTCCCTTGTGGATCATTTCTATCGGGGTATGTCATATTATCAAAAGGATTTCTTGCTCTTTGTTCTTCGTATGCTTCGGGATCTAAAATATCTCCGCCGTAACTTCCATATTGTTCTAGTTCTTCTTTGTCATAACCCATAGCAACTAGATCTGAAATGCTTTTTATCATTCTGTGAGCAACATAAGATGATGTTTCTAAAGATCTTGAATTTCTTGCAAGCAATATTTCTTCTGGTGGCACAGATTCTATGCACACTTTGTTTGATGGTTTTACTCTTCTAATAACTACATCATATTTATTAGGGGATTTTTGTATTTGTTCTTCTCCAGAATCTTCATCAAAAATTTTTACTTCTTTCATCTCTACAGACTGTTCTAATATTTCAACATTTTCATCTAAGACTAAAGCTTCATATTGATCTACATTCAAACCAGAATATTCATGTGTTGAAGCTTGTATAGATGTGTCCCAAAAAACTTTTACATATCCTGTCTTTCTAATTAAAGCATCTTTAAAAACATCATATAAAATTTGAAAACCCGGATTTTGTTCTTGAATAACATAATTTACATAATCTGTTTGTTGTTCTGCTAAAGGAATGTCCTCTTTGTTTTTTGGTACAAATTCAACAATTTTTTTTGTGCTAAAAAATGTTCTCATAATACTTGGCAACATAAATAAAACACTATCTCTAACATCTGTTGAGACATATTGTGATTGTAATGATGATGTTGGATCTGGCTCGTTGCCTAGATAGTATTCTGTTGATTCTGCTCTGTCATAACCTACTTGATGAATGTAATCTCTGGCGTCATCCATTTCAGACTTTAAAACGCCTTGCAATTCGTCTAAATTCATAGACTTTTCTTCTTCTTGTTTAAGATCTTCCTTTTTTTTGTTTTCTTTCATGTATTATCCCACTCTGTAAATTTTAGATTTTAATGGTTTTTTGAAATTATAACCCATAAAACTGTCACCGCCACCATAACTTGCAACTCCACTTGCCATAGTTAAGGCAAATGCGTCCGCTTTGTCTGGAGATTTGATACCTCTTTTTCTCATTTCCTCTTTACTTTCTATTTTTATTTTACCACTAGAAGTATATTTATATCCGGGTGAAGCTAATTCATTAACAAATTCATCATCACTAGGTATTTTACAATCTCTTTGCAGTAACCAATCTTTTATTTTAAACCATAGTTCAGCCCTTAGATTCAGATATGTTTTTTTAGTGCTTGGCGATTCAGCAACATTTATGCCACGCACGGGCATATTGAGTTCACGCAAACGATCAACCACGCCCGATCCCAAACCTATAACATCAACCAAAACTTCTTGTGGCCTTTCTAAAGCAACAGATTCATCATATTTATTTTTAATTAAACCGCACAACTGCATAAGATCCATAGATTCAAACGATTCAATACTTAATACAGTATTGCCTTGTCTAATACATAAAGCAGAATTATCACCGCCAAAACGTGCCACATCTAAACCCCAAACAATAGGATCACTAGGAGTTAGATCTACATCACGATCTACAGCTGACCTTACAAGATCTAGCGGTATGACTGTATCATCATCTGATTTTGGAAACTCTCCCAAAACCTCAACCCTTGCTACTGTAGAATCTTCGCCGTATTGATCTAACATTTTTTGAAATAAAGATTTGTCTGTTCCCTCAACACTTCTACTATCTATTTGCTCAGTATTCCAAAAAGATTTTTTACCATGAAAGGAATCATAAAAAGGCCCACTATTTCTTCTTGGATTAGAAAAAGTAAACCAATATCTATTTTTTGTTGGTTCTGAAAAGAATCCCTCTGCAACAGAATATATCGGTGACGGAATACCAGAAGCTTCGTCCATAATTAAACAAACACCATAAGACGAATGAATACCAGCAAATGCGTCTGGATTCTCCTCAGACCAAAGTTGTGATTGTGCATAATAATATCCTGTATCTATTTTTAAATCCTCTACCAATGATTTTTCAAACCATTGTGCTGGTTTTATTGCGGTAGCTGTTTTGGTAAACCAATGTGAATTTATAGACAATGTTAGCCATTTTCCTAATTCCGCCCATGTTCTTGATCTTAATTGTTGCTCAGTATTAGCGGTAACAATTATTGTTGAGCCAAGCTTTGTTGATAATAACCACAATATTAACCAAGACACTAAAGCAGATTTTCCGATCCCACGACCAGACGCTACGGCCAAACGATACATTTCTGGCATACTAATAACATTATTTCTTTGAATGTGTGTTGCAATATTTTTTAAAATTTTTTCTTGCCACTTTCTTGGCCCATCAAAATCTTCAAGGGGGGTATCTTTTTTGCCCCACTCAAAAGCATATTTAACAAAATTGTATGGATTATCAGATATATGTGGAGACCATATATCTTTCATTAGTGCTTGTTCTTGTTTTGCTCCGTATTTCATGTTTTATTCTTGAAATATAAACGAGTGTAATAACGTCTTATAATTGCTATGAATGTTAGAACCATAAGTTGAATTACAGTTATGGTTAGTGCGTCTTGTGTAAATACCAATGTTATTGCTATACAGGCCCATGAAAGAGGAAAGTTAAATGCCGCCCCCAAAATTGTATCTGTAATAGATTCTTGTAATGCTTTCTTGTCAATTTTCATAAAAATTTTAGTTCAACACTTATATATATACTCCTACGCACGCAAATTTTACGGGGGGGTTTGAAAAACCCTTTTTCCCCACGATCACGCACAAGCAAAACGTCAGCAAAAAAAAGAAGATCCTACGCAATAAGATCCTAAGATCTAAAAAACTAAAAACACAAGATGTTGTGTTAGATCCTGTCCCCAGGAACACAAGATGTTGTGTTTTTGGCATGAAGGAAAAAATATTATTAGATCTAAGGCGGACGAACGCACGAGGTAGGGAAGGAATGAAAAAGGGGAGGATCATTTCTTCTTGCGTTCGTCCTTGATCTCTTCAATTATCTCTGATGGTTTAACTTCAATCGTGCGTTCCCGTGCGTCCGCTAAGATTCCGCGCAGATCTAAATTAAAATTATGTTCTTGACGATCCGCCCAGCGTTGCGGATCTCTATTTTTTAGGTAGAAGATCTGCGCCGTCACGTTCTTATCGTTCGTGGCCGATTGCATTAATGCGTTAGTGACTTTGTTTATGCCTAATGCTTCCCCTTTTTTTATAGCTTCCGCAATTTCTGCATATTCCTTTCTTCTGCGGTCTAATGTGTCCCAAGAAACGCCAAGAGATCTTGCGATCTGGCCAGAGGTTAGCCCTTGAGATCCAAGCTCTATTATTTTCTCCAAGATCTCGGGTGTATTAAGTTTTATTTTCTTTCTGCCAACTGTAGCCATCAATGAATATTATAATTCTATTTTGCGGAAGCGTGTTAGATGAAAGCCTTTTATTTTGCGGATTATAAAGAATGTTTGGTAGTTTGGGGTAGTTGTATTATAATAAGGGCAATCCAACAATTAAGCTGGAGAATATGAGGGATTAGATGCAGATGGTAATATTGATTTTAAAGATGATTCTTTCTTAAAAAAACAATTTCAAGAAATAACATGCGTTGAAAGTATTAAGTCTGTAGTGCAGAAAAATGAAAGATATTCTGGTTATGAAACCAAAGTGATTGTAAAAATCGAAGGACAAAGCGAGGAGTTACAATTTGTCTTTATTAGTTCTGATCCAATCTATGTTGAAAGTATCAGACACGACTATGTAGATGATAAAAAATCTACTTGGAATATTTTAGATAAGGGGGAAAAATGAGTATATTGAAAAGTGAAATAAACCTTAAAGGCACTAAGCCGAATTACTTAAGGACTACTAAAAATCTATATAGCCATTTTGTAAATGGTAAACAGTTATTTTTTAGCTATTACACGCTAGTGGCTATTGATGATCTTATCAGCGTCAATAATTGGTCACCCACAACAGCAATTCATTTAACTTGGATTAATCCAGATAAAAGCATAAGGGTTAAGGACTTTGACGAACAAGCCAAAGCAATACTAGAAAAAGACGGTTTAATATCTACTTACGATCATTTAAAAACAGTCAGTAATATTTCTAGTTTATTTGCTTTTATGAGCAATCCAAAGACCGAAGCAGAACAGAGAAAGGTTAACAATCAAAGGCTCAGATTCTACGAAACCCAAGAAGGATTTATTAGACCTAACGATTGGGATTCTTTAACCGTTGAAGATCAAACAGCACGATTAGATAAAGTAGATTCATTTAATCAAACAAGGAAGAAAGCATAATGGAAGGTTTAGTATTCGGTTTAGTAGATAATGGCGTATTAGCTTTGTGTGCATTATATGGAATAGATCTTGACCAAAAGTTTTCTGGTAAAGGTATCAATGGCGCTCTGTATGGGGCGCTTATTGGCAATTCAATATCGGATTTTATGGGCGGTATTTTTGACTTTGGGTTTCTTGTAAGTATTAACATTACTTTAGGTTGTCTTGCAATTATTCCATTGGTTAGTATTTGGATTCGATTCAAAGGGGGAAGTTATGAGTAAAGGGGAAATAATTAAATTCGTTTACAGTTCAAACACAAGCCGAGAAACAAACTTTCACGACTTCCGTAGATCTGTTATCAGAGAGAATATCGCTTGGCGTAATAATCCAGAAATCAAAGAAGAACACGAACCAAGCGAGGAAGATATTAAAAACCTTTT